TCTCTATATTTATCTATTGCCGCTTTACCCATTAGGATTTTACCAGTGACCACATCCATAATTGGGCAGGGTGTACTGGCTAACATCATACTTCGGAATACGTTGCCATCTGGAGAACTACACAGAACTGATATGGCTGAGACTTGTAGCCCAAGTCCTCCAATTTGCTGTGGTGTTCCTAAAAGTCGGGCGTTCTTACGGCGGTTACAGTGCTCATCCTGTTGCATCGTCCCACTGGACATCCCAAACATAGTGACTTGGATGCCAGAGGTGGTAGGTAAAAGACAACTATCGTTACCACCGCCACCTGTCATCGTAGGTGAAATGGCTGACATTACAGGTGCGGCCTGAGAAGCCCCTGCCGCATTGTAATTATGGGTTTCGTTAGTTGTTGCGTTGTGGGAGTCTACAGTGCTGTCGTCGTAGTTGTTACTGAAGTCTCCATTGATGTCATTTGCATACGCTGGGCTTGCCAACAGTATTAATAAAGGGGCGAATAGTTTCCACATTCTTCAACCATAACTTTCTCTACTTTGTAATCTTGGCACATCAGTTTAGTTGCCGCATCTTTGTGGCCTATATAAGCCAGCGTCTGTGCGTTTAGATTACGTTCACATACTGTATCTCCATGCGGACAACTCGACGGGAAGGCTATCGGTGTGTCTACATAGATTTCGGGGATACATGCTGTTGTTGTGAGTAAGGTTGCTATTACTAGGACAAACCTAGTCATCTCGGTTTGCCATCTTCTCAACTGATGTACGGATGTGTTCTATGTTCACGTCTATTCGTGCCATTGATACTGCTTGGTTTTGTACCAGCTGTTCAACTTTAGATATACGCTGTCCGAACTCAACAATATCTGTTTGGTTATCTTGAATGTCTGCCATCATCATTGAGACAGTCCATACGATTGCCCCAGCCTGAGTGATCAGGCCGAGGAGGAGGGTTGCAGGGACACTCTTGGCTATGTGCCAGCTGTCTTGAGCCATTTAATATCTCCATTAGTTAGTTTTAACTAGCCACCCCGAAGGGTGACTGTTGTTTTTATTCATTAATAGTAGATACGAATATTACCTGCCGCACCATTGTGTACTGAGCCAGCGTTACCTCCAGAGCCGCCTCCTGGTACTGATGGTGCTTGCCCACCAGCTGAACCACCGCCGCCGTTACCAGCAAAATCACTAACTCCATAGAAGTTTTGTTGTGACCTGTAAAAACCACCTGCATACCAGTAGCCAGAACCACCTCCACCACCGAAGGTGCTGTCTCCATAGGTTGTCCACTGAGTCGCAATATTCATTGGTGCGCCACCATTAGGGTCTCTTTTGATTATATTTCCAGAGTTAGATGCAAGTTCAAAACCTCCAGTTGGTGTTAGAAGGTTTGCGCCTTCTGCTGGGGTTCCTGTGTTGCCCCCTGACCCTTGTCCACCTGCACCACCCTTGGCTTCTACTGTAACAGTGCCAACTACCATTTTAGTGTTTCCACCAGCGGCTCCAGAACCAACTCCTCCATTGCCAATAGTCATAGAGATTGTTGAAGGGATATTAACCCCTAAAACATTTATTATGACAGCCGCGCCGCCGCCACCTCCGCCAGCGTTGCCGTGGACTGAACTTTGAATGAAACCACAACCACCGCCTCCAACAAGGTAAAATGTTACCCAATCATCATCAGCTATACTAGAAGGTTTACTCCAAGTTGTGTTAGAAGATATTGTTGTTGTAGGTGAATTAAAGTTTATTACAGGAGGGTGTCCCCCTCCACCCCCAGCAGGGTCTGCCCACACTGCTGTACCCGAAGATGAATACTGAAGTATTTGGTTTGCCGAACCACCAGAAGGTATATGCTTGTTCCCTGCGCCTGTAGGGTGTGAGTAGTTGTTAGCACCATTAGCTACGTTTAGAAAAGTTCTCATTGCAGTAGCATCTGCGTGGCGAGTGTAGCCATCATTTCCACTCTCAACAACTACTTTTGTTATACTTCCGTTAGAAACATTATTAGGGTCTATGTTCATGTAGTTTGCAAAAATATAACCATTGCTAGTACGCTGTACGACAGAACTGTTACTCCTACTTGAAGAAACTGTGTAAGGGAAGCTGTAGTTGTTAGCACCTGCCGCTATACCATCTAGTTTATTCTTTAGTGTAGTGGTAAAGTTTTTCTGCGTAAGGCCGCCATCTCCTACTGAATATGTTGTGTTTGTATTCACAACTGTTTCTGTAGCAGAGCTAATTCCAGTAATGTGCCCATATGTATCAAGGGTTATATCTTGAATATATGTGCGACCAGAATTATTTACAGATGCTTGAGAAGATGTGTCCGAGTGGCTTACTGTGACTGTGCCCGATGTACCGCCCCCAGATAAACCAGAGCCAGCAGTAACACCTTGAATATCACCAGTTGCACCAGTTGTAATTGCAGTAACGTGGCCTCGCCCATCTACTGTTATTTGATCAATCTTTGTGCCATCAGATGTACTACCATATGTACCACTAAGTGTAGAGGTATCTTTATGTGAAATTGTTAAGTCATAAGGATCGCCATCTGATCCTGTACTTGTATCAGTCCAATTTACATCTATATCTTGGCCTTCAACAAACTTCATTTCCTTACCATGAGAAATAGTAACTTCTGTACCATCACCATCTTCCATTACAAAAGTAGTAAGCTGATTAGTGTTAGTATCAGTATTGGTTACTGTTTCTGTCGCTGTAGCTAAACCTGTGACGTGTCCATAAGTATCAAGTGTAATGTCTTGAATGTATGTTCTGCCAGAGTTATTTGATGAAACCTGAGATGATGTATCACTATGACTTAGTGTTACATTACCAGTACCGCCGCCTGATAATCCAGAACCAGCAGTAATTGTTTGGTCATTCTTAGCATTAGATTCAATACCATCCAACTTATTACCATCAGATGCTACGTCACGTCCATCTACTGTGCCTGATACAGTTACGTTTCCTGATACTGAAATTCCGCTTGATGTTGTTTCAATTTTCTTTGAATTGTCGTAACGTAGATTTACAGCACCATCCTTAATAGCACCTATATAAACTTCACCTGATGAACTACCAATCTCAACATAACCATCATCTTGTAGATACATATTACCAGTAGTATTAGTAATAAATGTATGTGAACCATTGTGATATAGCTGTAAATCATCAGAATTCCCAAATCTAGCTTTCTCATTATCACCAAAGCTAATTGAGTGACCATTGACATCTAACGCTCCACCAAGTTGTGGGCTTGTATCACTTACAATATCTGTGCTTAGATTATCGAAGTCTGTTTTAAGTTGTCCTACATCAACACCATCAAATGTACTATTTGTTGTAATAGCACCTGTCATTGCTCCACCAGATTTAGGTAAAGCATTGTCTGCTGTAGTACCTTGCGCCGCTGTAGCATATGCAGTCGCCGCTGTAGTTGCCGCTGTGCCTAACCCAAGGTTTGTTCTTGCATCAGCCGCATTTGCTACGTCAGATAGATTATTTACTTCAAGTAACGCACCACTTAAAGATGCGTATGCCGCTAACCAAGAAGACCCATCATATACTTTCATAGAGTCATCAGTGCTATTGAAATAAAGACTACCAGAAACCAATGCGTTTCCGTCATTGTCTACTGATGGATCGCTAGACTTTACACCTAAGTACCTGTCATCAAAGCTATCTAATGCCGCCAAAGCCGCATCCTTAGAAGCTGATGCCGCTGTTGCAGAACTAGCCGCCGCTGATGCTGAAGTAGATGCTTCGCTTGCTTTTGTTGTAGCTGTTGATGCGGATGTACCTGCATTAGTAGCTGAAGTAGCCGCCTCGCTTGCTTTTGTTGTGGCTGTTGATGCTGAAGTAGACGCTTCGCTTGCTTTCGTTGTAGCTGTAGTAGCTGATGTAGATGCAGATGTAGCACTTGTAGCCGCATTAGTTTCTGCTGTTTCGGCGTTAGTCTCAGCTGTCTCAGCGGCAGTCTTTGCGGCCTGTGCATCATTCTTATGAGACGATGCTGTAGAGGCACTTGAGGATGCTTCGCTTGCTTTTGTTGTGGCTGTTGATGCTGAAGTTGATGCTGAAGTTGCACTGTTAGAACTAGCAGTTGCACTTGTGGCACTTTCAGATGCCTTAGTTGTTGCTGTAGCCGCTGAAGTTGAGGCTTCAGATGCCTTAGTTGTTGCTGTAGCCGCTGAAGTTGAGGCACTAGATGCTGAAGTTGATGCTGAAGTTGCACTAGAGGCCGCGTTAGTCTCCGCTGTCTCTGCATTTGTTTCGGCAGTCTCAGCGTTAGCTTGTGCTGTCTGTGCGGCAACTTTAGAAGCATCTGATGCTGTTGCTGAACTTGCACTAGAAGTAGCTGAGTTAGCCGCCGCTGTTGCAGAGTTAGCCGAATTTGTCTCTGCGCCAGTTATTGAAGACGCACTTGCCGCACTCGCTGTCGCTGAGTTTGCAGAAGCTGTTGCTGAGTTAGCCGAAGCTGTCTCTGAGTTTGCAGAAGCTGTTGCTGAAGTTGCACTATTAGTAGCCGCTGTTTCTGCATTAGTCTTAGCTGTCTCTGATGCAGTCTTAGCAGTTTCACTAGCATTCTTTGCCACTACTGATGCGTCTCTTGCCGCTTCAGAAGCCGCTTGTGCAGTCTCGGCATTGGTTTCGGCAGTCTCAGCGTTAGTCTCAGCTGTCTCTGCATTAGACTGTGCAGTCTGAGCCGCTACTTTAGATGCGTCTGATGCAGTTGCTGAAGTTGCTGAAGATGTAGCACTATTAGCACTTTGAGTAGCACTTGTGGCACTTTCAGATGCTTTTGTAGTTGCGTTAGACTCAGATGTAGAAGCCTCAGATGCTTTTGTAGTCGCTGTAGCGGCTGAATTAGATGCTGAAGTTGCTGATGTTGCCGCATTTGTTTCCGCTGTTTCTGCCGCTGTTTTTGCAGTCTCTGATGCAGTCTTTGCTACAACTGATGCGTCACGGGCGGCTTCTGAAGCGGCCTGTGCAGTTTCAGCATTTGTCTCAGCTGTTTCTGCATTTGTTTCTGCCGTTTGTGCCGCTACTTTTGATGTATCGGATGCAGTCGCTGAACTAGCAGATGCTGTAGCACTGGTTGCTGAAGCTGATGCTGAAGTTGCAGATGCAGCTGAAGAATTTCCGCTTGCAACTTTACTTGCTTCAGATGCTACGGCTGATGCGGCGGCTTCTGATGCTTTGGTTGTTGCTGTGGATGCTGAACTAGCGGCTTGCGTTGCGGCTGTCTGTGCATTAGTAATATTTGTTGCTATTCCAGCTACTGAGCTAGATGCAGAAGATGCTGAGTTTGCCGCTTGTGTTGCAGAATTAGCGGCCTGTGTTGCGCTATCTTCAGCGTTTGAAACTGATGCGTCTATGGCATTTTGCTGGGTGTTTGTTACCCCAGTGTCATTATAAAAACTTGATTTTGATGCCATCTTTATTAATCCTCATAATAATGCGTGGGTCTGATAACCTGATTAATACCAGACTGTTCCGAACTGTTTGCGTGTTCTTGTATTTCAACTAAGAAAGACCCTGACTTCTGCTCAAAGACTGCACCACGCTCATCTAAAAAGTAGTCAGCGGCATAAGACAAAGCCGTGTATGTCAGAAGATCAGATGCTATTGACGTGAGCATATTAGTGTCACTGTCGTTTGTAAGTACCGCTTGTTCTGCATAATAATTTAGATACAGAGTGCCAGCTGTAGGCATAGGGTATATCTTGATGTTACCTTGCTCTCGGCAGAAAAACCTTGGGGTTCCAAGTTCACCTGTCTTTTGATACTCAACCATTTCGTGAAGAGGTATGCGAGATAGCGTACTTCCGTCATAATATAGTTCTATGACTTCTAATGTATCAGATGGTATTACTATTTGAGAAGTGCCTGATGCGCTAGTCACGTTGTATTGGTTCTGCTTTTCCATTGCTGGGACACGTAGCTGTCTTTGAATTCTAGTGATAGCCTGATCAATGAAGGTGTCAGCCAAAGCATTCGAACAGTCACTACGATTTAGAAGAGCAATAAAGTGTGCTCGGATTTCACCTTTGTTCATTTGGTATTACTTTCTTTTCTTGGCTGTCTTTGCCGCTTTCTTGAAAGCCTTGTCAGTAGGTGCGCCCTTTGCGCCCTTCTTTCTCATTGGCTTGCCTGATTTACGTTTTTTGTGGATGTTTTCATATAGGCTCATTAGCTAGACCCTCTTGTTAGTTGTGAGGAACATATCTAAGTCCTCATTCTTCAGTTTACGGACAATCTCTGATCCCTTGGCTTCCCAGATATTGAATCCTTCTCGCATCCACTTCTCGACAACAGCTGTCGGTATGGAGGCTACTCGCATCATGTCACCTGTAGGCTTCGAACCGCTGTCGTTTCGAGCGTCTTTCAGATCGTCCAAGAAGGACTGTGAGATGTGCTGTGTGTGCTTTTGAAATAGTTCTCCGTGGTCACTCACGAAGTCTGTTTCAGTTTGTAATAATGTTGGCTGTGTTTTGTTAGTCATTTTGCTACCTTAGAATATGAAAAGGCCACCCATAGACAACAGTAAGGAGAGCAAAACCTGTGTGTCTTTGGGTGGCCTAATAAAGACCTAGTGGTCTATTTCGAACTTATGATAAGCCAGTGATTTTCACTGAGTCACCAAAGTTTGTGTGTTTACAAGAAACCTCACCAACGATGTGATGACGATCTGAGTCACCATTCTTCGCTAGTAGTGTTCTTGTGAATGGACGCAACGTACATGTTTTGAACATTGTTGGGTCTATTAGTAGTGCGTGAGTTGTCTTTAACTCGCGGTTCAATACTACTCTGTACTCACCATATGGGCTCACATATAGGTCAATAGCATTGACCAATGTTTTGCCTTGTGAGATTTCACGATTACGACCAGATGCCGCTGAGAAACCAGCTACGATCTGTGCATCAGCTGGCTTGATCATGAATGTGTCAACATCAGAACCATTGTCGTATGCTGTTTGACCAGCTACTAATAGTTTTGCTTCTGTTAAAGCATCTGTTGCGTTTGAACCAGCGTCTACAGCTGTAGAGATTTGGTTTAACAAAGAAGTCATCTTACGTGCTGTTGTAGCATTCCCTGCTACTGCGGCTTGCTCTACGCCAACCATTGCACGTTCATAGTCTTTCTTAATTTCCTTCAACTTCTTAGCTAATTGGTGTGCAGTTTCCTTTGCACGCCCGTATGTAGCTACTGCATCAGCTGTTGCTGATACTTGGAAGGCTTTAGACATGATCTGAGTGTTGTTTGTACGCTCAGTTGCATCTGTTAATGTTGCCATTGATGCGTCTGCACCCTCGACTACAGCGTTTACAGCTGAGTCTGCTAATGAATCTTCAAGGAATGAGAAAGTTCTAGCTGATACTTTTTCGTTCTTGATCATCGCTTGCATGGGCGTAGCGAATGGCGAAATGTTGGAAATGATGTCTGAAACATCTTCCTTTTTTCCAACTTGGTTATAGGTTGTATATGTACTCATTTAATTGTCCTCACAATTTTAGGATTAAGTTTGAAAAGATTTACTCTTCCCAGCGG